CACATTGTCGAGCACCACTTTGTCCGTGACGACAACAGCCCGTATAAAGAACCCAAGTCCTACCCGTTTGGTAAGGGTGATGGTGTCAAGTTGGTGGCCCACCTGGTCAAGCACGCGAATATCAAGGGTGTTGACCCGATGGACGAAAGCGCCCGCGATGAGAAGGAAGAAGAGAAGCTGAGCCCCGGAATCCACAAGCGGGTAGCGGCGGACGAAGCCAAAGAAGACAAGGGGTAGCGATGCCCTGGACCGCCGGTGATGCCGCGAAGCACGACCGCAAGGCCGGTACGCCCAAGAAAGCACGCCAGTGGGCTGCCGTTGCCAACTCTGTACTCAAGCGGACTGGTGACGATGGTGTTGCCGTCCGTGAGGCTAACGGGGTGATTGCGCGCGCTTCGGCAAAGCGGGCAGAGAAGGCTAAGGGAGACCGAGAACACGCTGCGATGTTGGCGAAGGGGAGCAAATGAGCGACGATTACCAGCTTTATGAAGTGACGGATGAAGAGACTGGGGAGAGTATCGTGTTCGGCGCTTCTGGAACACGGTGCGGCTGGAGATTCTGTAATGCCAGAGAACCCGAGTCCCATCCCAAAGAAAGCATTCGCATCAGGCTTGATCACGACTTGAGGTGGGCACTCGGTCCTCAGTATTTTGCTTCTGAAGACTGCGCGAATTTACCATACCGAGATCGGGTTGCGACACGGGCGGCGGAGAATTTACTTTTTCGTCACATTGACGAGAAGTTCCCGGAACGTGACAACAAGATAAAGTCTGATAATCAGCGCGAATACGAGGTAGCCAGGGCGGAACTAGATGCCGCCTATAAGCGGTTCGCTGAAGCGGAAAACAAGGTTAGGGTGCCCAATGAGCGTTAAACAGTTCTTTCCATCTGCGGCGATTCACCAGCAGTTAGGTGTTAAGCCTCCGCCACAGCTTGCAGTGCCGAAACCATCGGCTCCGAAGCCATGGACACCGCCGAACTTCGGGCGCGTTGGCCGTGCAATGAGTGTGTCGCAAGCGCGGGGCACGATGTCAACGGGGTATCCAAAGAAATGATAGAAATCAAGCAAAGCAAGACAGCAGACACGCGATCATGTGACTTTGCGAAGGTCACAAAAGAGACTCTTCGTGAGAGCAGCGTCCAGCACATAAATGACGTACGTAAGGGGCTTGAGTTCTTTGCGGCTAAGGTCGTGGATGCCATGTACCTTCACGATCACGATAAGTTATCCGACATTGACGGTTTTCACCGCGATTTTATCACGGGGTTCAAACAGACAACGTGGTGGGATAATCACCGCAAGGTCAACCGTCACCACCTGCTCAATGAGGACGGCGTACCCTCCGATGTAAATCTCATCGACGTTCTGGATATGATTGTGGATTGCGTTATGGCGGGGATGGGGAGAACGGGAACAGTCTACCCTCTCGACATCAAGCCAGAAGTCCTCATGACGGCTTTTCAAAACACGGCCGAACTACTTAAATCTCAAGTGGTAGTGATCCTGAAATGAAATCCGGACTTCCGACTCCCAACATCACGCCGCACCATCAGCGCAATGACCACAACGCGCAAGTGTGGGCCGAGGAAACACGGTTACTGGCTACACCGCTGGCGGAGATCAGCTCAGGCGCAGAACTGGCGATGCTTGGCCGCCTGCTGGCCGACGAAGATCATTTGATGATCATGCTCGGAACCTGCCCACGGCACGAGCGGGCACAGAAGTTTGAGGCGATGCGGCCCTATTTCCGGTTCAAGGCGCAAAGTTATGGAACCTATGAACTGCGCCGGATTGAGCGAGACTTCAACAAGTTCACTCGCATTCAGAACCAACCATCGCAGCAGAAAACGATTGGTGGCTAATCTATGGGCGTAATTGACCAATTCAGAGACGGTGCTGCACCTCCAGAGATTGACGCCACACCTGCGCCATCACCAAAAGCTTCTGAGGATGTGACCGCGCTGGAATCACCTGATGAGCGGGCAAACGATAGCGAATCGATCCTTGAACAAGACCCAGAACTGCTGAAGCGCATCAGAGACGACTACAGCTACTTCCAGAGCTATTGGAAGATCATCCGCGACGAAGCGGCAATCGACATGCGCTTTGTGTCGGGTGATCCATGGGATGATTCAAGCCGGATGCGCCGTGAGGCTGCTGGGCTGCCGTGTATCTGCCCGGACGAAATCAGTCAGTACCTTAACCAGGCAATCAACAATCTCCGAGAGCAGAAGCGGGCGGTCAAGCTGATTCCGCGCGGCACTGGGGCGACGGACAAGGACGCCAAGCGGAGGGCAGCAATTATCCGCGGCATTGAACACGAAGCGAACGCGCTTGCCGCCGACACCGTTCTATTTGAGGGCATGATCAACTGCGGTTGGGGATTCGAGCGAATCACTACGAAGTATGTCTCGGACGATACAGACGAGGTGACGCCGTGGGTCAAGCCAATCCGCGATGGATTCAGCGTCTATCCTGACCCGAACGCACAGGAAATGGACTTCTCCGACCAAGATATCTGTATCGTTGCAAGCTCGATTCCAGAGAGAGATTTCAAGCGCAAATATCCGTGGGCAACGAAACACGATTTCACCGATGCGGACAAGAGAACCGCCGCACAGTTCTTCCACGACAAAGAAGTAGTTCTCTTAGAATACTGGGCACGCGAGTACGGCAAGCCAAAGAAGGTTGGCCGGCGCCGCAAGGTTCGCCCGTGCCGGGTTGTGCAGTACATCACTAATGGCGTGGAGATTCTTGAGCGCAACGAATGGCCGGGCTCGTGGATTCCGATCGTTGTTGGCATCGGCAAAGAGTATTGGACCCGCAAGGGTGAGTTAGCGGAGCGGCACTTCGCCTCGCTGGTGCGCACAGCGCGCGATTCTCAGGCGATGCTGGCGTTCATTGCTTCGCAGGAAGCTATCGAGTTTCTATCTATTCCGCTGACGCCATGGGTTGTAGCTAAGGGACAGATTCCAGACGCAGCCCGTAAGGCTTGGGAAAACTGCACCAGTGAGCCTATAGCGTTCCTGGAATATGACCCTATGCCGGACGGTGCTGGTGCGCCACTTCCGCCACCACAGAAACCGATATGGGCTCCGAACTCGCAGGCTTACGCAATGTCGCGTGAGGCCTGGAGAAGGGCTGTGCAGTCGGCCATGGGTATTATGCCCATGCCCACCAGCGCACAGGAGCAGAATCAGAAATCAGGGGTTGCGCTCGGTAAGATTCAAACGCAGGAGCAGGTGGGGAGCTTCCACTTCACTGACAACTTCGAGCGATGCTTGAAGAATCGCGGGCGGCAACTGAATGAGTTGATCACCAAGTGCATAGACACGCAGCGCCACGTTTCCGCAATGCGTGAAGATGGTAAACATGGGCTGATGTATGTCACCACAAAAGATCAGCTTGACCAGATTCCAGATGACATCAAGGAAAAAGACGATTACTTGGTAGTGGACAATGGCGAGTTTGATGTAACGGTATCAAGCGGTCCAAGCACGGAATCGGAGCGCGAAGCGGCTGGTGATGTAGCAGACCAGATCATGCAGAACATGGGCAACATTCCACCTCCCGGAAGTCCGGCGGCTGCGATCATGGCGCAATCCTTGAAGATGCGCAATCTTGGCCCGGAAGTAGACGCACTGGCTGAAACGATCAATCCAACGCAGGCTGATATCCCAGCCGAGGCCAAACCGATCATCGGCCAGTTCCAAGCGAAGCTCCAGCAAGCTCAACAGGCATTGCAGCAGCAAGGCCAAGTACTTCAGCAATTGCAGTTCGACGCGAAGGCCAAGACGGCTGACCACATCATGAAGCTGAAGGAGATCGAGGCCCAACACACGGTTGCAATGACGCAGATGGTGACACAGGCGAACCTCGACCGAGAAACGAAGATTGCGGTTGCAGAAGTGAGCACGAAGGCTCAGAGTGCAAGCGAGCGGCAGGAGTTCATTGCTGACCTGGTTAAACAATTCCACAGTCAGAGTCACGAGGTCGCACTGCAAGCGATAGATCAATCTCACGAAAGGAATATGTCTCAGCAAAACGCGCAACAGAATGCGTTACAGTCTGTGCAAGAGCCTAACCAATCGCCGCCGCCAACCGGGCAGCCCGTTTCCTAGCTTCTCTTGCTGTAGCTATTGCACTCCGGTCGCAATGTTTCTTATATTTACCGCGCTTACCCGGTCTTCTATTTAGTGCTTGTTCTCTGGAGGTAGCCCATCGGCAGTTGTCGGGCTCGTAATTACCGCTATTGTCTTTTCGGTCGATACTATGGAGTTTCGTCGGGCGAGGTCCAACGTCAGAGAAAAAGCAAGAGAAATCAAGCCATCGTTCGCAAATAGTGATCCCCCTTCCGCCATAGTTTGCAAAACTGGTTGAATGGGAGTTAAGACATCGCGTTTTAATTCCGGTCCAGATCGCATATTCCGGGAGCATTTTTACCCGATCATATTTCTTATGTGGACCGTTGTATTGCGATTGACCTTCTCGTTATTCACCTCAAAGAGGCGGTTGACGGTAAAGCGGCACAATGAAACCGCTAACCCTGTGTAACTGAGTATCCGGGAAGCGCCGGTTGACCACGGATCGCATTACAAATCGATTGGTTTTAATTTTACGGCGCGGGCACGAAGTACATAGGAGAAATGCGGCGTGCCAACGAACCACCAAACGATGTTATCAAGAAACACGTTGTCTCCAAGTTCGGATCTAGCATTGGAGCGGATTGTTTCTAGTGCGGTGTGGATGACTACAGCAGTTGGTTCCGCCGTTGGATCCACATAATCCAAAATCTCACAGTAATAGAGCGCATCTGAATCGACGGCATGATCCATGAAGTGTCTCCTAGATCGGTTTTTTGTTGCTCGGCTGAACAAATGTAACTGCTTCAAAGTGTTTAGAATTGCAAAATGGACAAGCATCGCCATCGGCAATTGAAACAATGCCCGTAGGCACAAAATCACGGTGACAGCCTCGGCAACGGAACAATTGCGTAATGATGTTCCCGGTCTTGTCACGAACGCCCTGAACTAGAAGCATCGCCATAATTGTGAAGTTTAGAACCATCGCCTGCTCGGCGCAAGAGCTAATCGCAGTTTGACGCCTTTCGGGGCGTATTTTTTATGGAGAATAAATGCCAAACGACGTAGCTGTAGCGGTCCCGTCTACCGAGTCCACCACGAATTCAAACACTGAAGCCACTTCCACAGTCTCCCCTCCGGTCCAACCCGTACTCGCTCCCATGAATACTTGGACGCGAGGCGAACGTGAGGAGTTCAGACGCAGCGGAACATTACCGACGAAAGCGGCACCGTCACCCGCAAAGGTCGAGAGTAAGCCGGTCGCAGAAGCTAAACCGGAAACCAAGGAAGCTGGTACTGAAGCCGCAAAGCCCGAAGGTGAGGGTGAGAAGCCCAAAGCCCATGGCAAGCTGACTGCCGAAGAACGGATAAACCAGCTCGAATCGACCATTGAGAAGATCAGCAAAGGTGCGGGAGTCCAGAGCGAGAAAGACCGCAAGATTGCCGAACTGGAAGGCCGCATTGTTGAACTGAGCAAGAAATCAGACGGAAGGGCGGAATCGTCACCCGCGGCGGAAGCGCCGAAAGCCAAGGCTCTGGAGTTTACCAAACCGAAACCGACTCGCCCTGAGCGTGACACCTACACGAAGGGCGGACAGTTGGTCTACGAGACTCTCGAAGCGTATGAAAAGGCCGTAGACGATTACACCGAGGCGCTCACAGATTGGAAGCTGGAAAAACGCGACTGGGAAGCCGAACAAAAGCGCCAGCAAGAGGGCTTTCGTAAGACATATCAGGAGACCCTAGACGCGCATCCAGGCTCAGAGCCGAACATCAATGCAGCCGCGAAAGCGATCTTCGAGGATTCGACAGTACCTCAGATTTTCAGTGATACCGTTGGCCTCTCTCCAGTGTTTGCCGAGTTGCTGTTTACGTTGAGCGAGGGCGATACGCTCGCAGAACTAATCAAGACCGCAAAGACGAATCCTAGACAGGCTTTGTCGGTGCTGTTTGATGTGGAAAAAGACGTGCAAAAGGCAGTAAGCGCCCGTCGCGCCGATGCAGGAAAAGCGCCCGTTATTGCGGCGTCAGATAAGAAGGTATCGACCCCCGAAACTCCGAAACCAGCGGCCCCGGAACCGCACAAAGAACAAGCTCAGACGCGCGTGCCAGCACCGCCAGCCGACGTTACAGGCGGGCACGGTGTTTCCGCCGTCGATCCGATGAAACTAGCCGTGCAGAGCGGGAACATGGCGAAAGTCAAAGCCCTCATGCGCGAACAAGGAATTTTACGAGGACGGGGAAAGTTCTAGCCAGAGAGCCGCTTCTATCATGGCACCTGCTCGGACGATTCCCATAACCAATTTCTGAAAGGGAATTACCAATGCCAAACAATTTCGCCACCACAAATTTCGTGTCTACTACGATCCTCGCGCTCCTTCAGAACGACTTGAAGGTTGCCGCGCTATTCAACACTGACTGGAGGGAGGACTACGAGCAGGAGTTCCCCATCGGCGCCACCGTTACCATCAAGCGCCCAGCGATGTTGAATACCACCTCTGGATTGGGCTACCAGCCGCAGGACATTAACCGCGTTGTAACCACCGCGACGATCAATAACATGGTCGGCGAGCACTTCCAGTTCGACCAGTTTGAGCGTTTGGTCAGCCTGGAACGCAGCGAAAAGGAATTGGTGGAAAACTACCTCCATCCGTTTGCCCGCAAACTGGCCACCAAGATTGATTATGATGCCGCGACGTTTGCGATGCTGAATACCTCGAACGTGGTTGGCACGCTTGGCGCTGATCCGACGACCATCGACTTCGCGTTGGCTTCACAGCGGCGCCTGGACGAAAAGGGCTGTCCGAAAGGTGGAGAGCGTAACCTGATTATCTCTCCTTCGATCATCGAAACCTTCATTGCCAACAATTACCAGATTTTCAACCCAATGTCCGACGTGGCCAAGATGTACCGCGAAGGCATCCTGTTGCAGATTGCTGGCTTTGACGTGTACGCCTCGACCTCGCTCCAGCGCTTCACCGCTGGGACCGCCGCAACTCATGGCCTGACCATCGTTGGTGCGGGTCAGTCTGGCAACCAGCTTACCGTCACCGGAACCGCGCTGGATACGATCAAGGCTGGCGACAAGTTCTCCGTTGCTGGCGTGTACGCTGTCAACCCGATGACCGGCGCTCAGGGTTCACTCGGCCTGATGAACTTCGTAGCAGCCCAGCCGCTTACCCTGACCGGTGGCAACGACACGCTCGTCGTCCTGCCTGCTATCTATGGTCCCGGTTCGCCTTACCAGAACGTGAACGCTCTGCCCGCAGCCAACGCAGCTTTGACCATGTGGCCTGGAACCGCTAACCCGTCCGGCGCCGCTGGCGTTGTGTCGCTTGCACTATCTGAGCACGCATTTGCCATTGTTGGTGGAAAGTACCCCGATCCTCCGAAGATGGTGGAGAAGGCTGAACAGATCAGCGACCCGGATACCGGCATGTCAATCACCTACATCGTCGCCTGGGACCAGAAGCAATACTGCATGACTCACCGTATGGATATTCCTTACGGCTTTGGAAATATGTATCAGGATAACGGAGTTGTTGCGGTTGCAGGTGCCTGATTCTATTGATGTTATTTAACAAGTCTTAGGACTGGAAATACGCAATCCTGTGGTTGCCTGAAAAGGGAACGATTCACCAATCGCACACACGGGCTATCGGCGTCCCCACTGTATAGTATTTGGGAGGCCATGATTCAGCGATGCTGCAATCCGAAAAACAGGAAATATCCGGATTATGGCGGTCGCGGAATTACGGTGTGCGATGAGTGGAGGTGTTATTTTCAGACCTTCTATGACTGGGCACTAGCAAACGGCTATGAACGGCGCACTGGAAGGGCACGACTCACCATTGATCGCCGGGACAATGACCGCAGTTACGAACCTGACAATTGCCGATGGGTAACATACGCGATTAAGAATCTCAACCGACGCCGTAAGGCGGGTTAAAGGAAACGAACATGAAGAAACTCTCTATCGTACTCTCTCTGCTGGGTATGGTGCTGGCGCTTTCGCTTTTCACCGCCCCGGCTCAGGCTCAGGTAATTCTCACCAATACCACGCTTTCGGCTGCACAGGGCGTTTCGGACAGCTCCATTGCGCTTACCAGCACCACTGGCGTTACCGCATACAGCGGGATTACCCCCAACACCACGACCTGGCTGTACGTTGACCGGGAGCTGGAGCTTGTCACCGCGATCAACAGTTCTTACGTTTCCGTGATTCGCAGTTACGGTTCTACGGCTGCTCACGCTCATGCGTCCGGTGCCATGGTTTTTGTGGTCCCGGCGTACCTCGTAAACTTCTCCGCTGGAGAGTCTGGAGTTGGGCCTGCGGTTGATCAGGGCTCGTGCGTCAGAAGTAACGAACCGGCATTGCCGCGCATTCAGTTCACCAGCGGTCTGATTTCTGACTGCGTTGGTGGGCAATGGGTGAACGGTGATGCAAGGCAGACCACGCGCGCAACCGAATATCGTCTTCCCATTCCGAATCCGGGAGCGACGAATGGTGGAGCCGCGCTTGGCACCAGCACCGCTACGGTTGCAGCCGAGTTGTACTGCACGGAAATCGCCTTGCCGCACAGCAAGTTGATTACTGGCTTCGGAGTCCACGTTGGAGCCACTGGCAACGGCACCGACAAATGGATTTATGCACTGTATGACGCTGCTGGGAACCTGCTTGCTAATTCCGCAGTTGCGGGAACGGTGGTTGCGGGAACGAACTACGCCTGGGCCGCGCTTCCGTTCACTACTCCGTTTTACGCCGTTGGCCCAACTCAGTATTACGGTTGCATGATGAGCAATGGCACCGGCGACTATGTTGATCTGCTCAAGACGGGGTATCAGGACAACATCCTGACCTATAAGTCTGCCGCGGCTGGAACCTTCGGCACGTTGCCGAGTTTCACCCCGCCTACCAGCTTCACCACCTTGAATGGCGCCTATCTGTATCTTTATTGATAAGTGCCCGAAACAAAAGAGTTAAGCGGGGCGGTAGCAATGCCGCCTCGCTGCAGTACCGCGCTTAATGGATAAGGTGAAACGGAACCTACCGGGAACCCCCAGAGCGCCGTAGTAGAAAGAAAATCTCCATGAGTTCATTTCCTGCAGGGCTTCCCAATCTAGGATCACTCACGCTCGCCGGTGCCAACGCCATCCAGTCGGCCATTAACCGCATGGGCCTCGGCGTGACTGGCAACGTGTACTACGTCGATCCGGTCAACGGCCTCGACGTTAATTCTGGCTTGTCTCCAAAGAGCGCCGTGCAAACGCTTGCCGCCGGGTACAACCTCATGACCAGCGGTAACAATGATGTGCTGGTTCTTGAGGGTAACGGTACGTCAACCGGTTCCGCCAGAACCAGCGCTACGTTCACTTGGGCGAAGAACGCTTGTCACCTGATCGGTGTTTGCGCTCCGTCTATGGTGTCACAGCGCGCTCGTATCGCTCCATTGGCGACCGCTGCTGCTTTCGCCAATTTCTTTGTAGTGTCCGGCAACGGATGTCTATTCCAGAACTTGAGCTTCTTTCAAGGGTTCACGGCTGGGGTTGCGGCTGAAATCTGTTTGACGGTTTCCGGCCAGCGCAATGCCTTTATCAATTGCGACATTGAAGGCATGGGCGATGCCACCGGTGCAACCGACGCGGGCTCTCGTTGCGTTCTTCTGAGCGCTGGAGAGAACTACTTTGGCCATTGCAATATCGGCCTGGATACGGTTATTCGCACCGGGGCGAATGCGACAATAGAGATCAGCTCTAGCGCCGCTCGTAACGTGTTCGAGAACTGCACGTTCTTGTCGTGGTCAAGTGACGGACTTCAGTACGTTTTACTGGCTGCCGCTGCCAACGCGCTGGATCGATGGGTACTCATTAAGTGCTGCGAGGCCATCAACTCAGTGAACTCCACCGGGGGCACCGCGCTTGCCGCGTTCGCTCACATGGTTGCTAGTTGCGGCGGAATCCTCGCGTTTGACTCCGGCAGCGGTTTGTACGGGTTCACTGCGATTGGAGATGCTACCACCAAGGGGCAGACCTACGTCTCTGGTGGCACTGCCACCAACGGCGTAAAGGGAATTGTCGCCACCTAAGTTTGACTGTCACACTTGCGGCCCTGCTTCGGTGGGGCCGCGCTTTTGCTCCAATAAAAACCAGCACCACATAAAACCATAAGGAGAATCAACATGCCTTGCGTCGATTGGGATGCAATTCGAGGTAAATCTTCACTTGACCCCAACGCCTACAAACCAAAGATTTCAGATTTCACCAGCGCGGAAGAACTCTACGAGTACATGGAGAAGCAAAAGAAGGAATCCGGCCCGCGCATGGCGACGGAGTTCAACATTGATCACCCTCCACTGAAGGCTCTGCCATTTATCGAGTTCCCGAAGATGATGTATCGGACTCCGGCGAACCGGACACAGCCTGACATCACGCTGATTGCAAACAATGAAGAAGATGAGCACGCGGCGAAGGGCAACGGATACATAGAAAAGCCGCATGCACCGGAACTGCGCTGTGAGTCTGGCAAGGAATACGCCGGCCACGAACTGCGGTGCGAATGGCACGTTGGACACGTTGACGAAGGCAAGAAGCACCGCAACGGAAACCGGGTATGGACTGACGAGCTGCTCGATATGGACTCCGGCTCTATTGTTTCGGGGGCGGAAGCGGGGCACGAAGTAGAACACACTCGGCGCGGCCCTGGACGTCCACGGCAACAGCAGTAAGCGGGTGAGGGTATAGGGAGAGAACATGGCAAGCACAGCGCAATCGTTCAGCATCGGCAATACGCAGCCAAGCATTACTCCGGCCCAGATAATTACTTCAGCCTATATGGAAATCGGGCACCTGGCGGCGGGCGAAGACTTGGACGCTTACGACATGGACTGGGCACTTTCCAAGCTCCAGCGGATAATTGACATGCTCGGCGCGCGGCGGTCGATGATCTACACCGTTGCGTTCAATCTCTATACCCTCATTCCCAACCTTGCACCGCATACCATCGGGCCAGCAGGGGCCACGTTCGCTATCGCGCAGCGCCCGGTACGGCTTGAGTCGGCATCCGTGGTCATCCCCAATGGCGTGGATCTTCCAATTGAAGTTGTCGGCAAGGAGCGGTGGGCGCAGGAGCGGCTGAAGTCGCTGACCAACAATTTTCCGCTGTACGTTTACTATTCTCCCGACGTACCAAACGGAACATTGAACTTCTGGCCCATCCCTACCAGCGCCTATCCAGTTCGGTTGGAGATGTTTACCAACCTCCCGCAAGCCATCAAGCCTTCAATGCCAATGGTTCTGCCGCCTGGATATTGGCAGTACCTCTGCTATCAGCTCGCAATTGAGTTGTGCCCTTCTGACCAAATGGAGCCGAGTCAAGAACTGGTGGCTGCTCGCAATGAAGCGAAGAAAACGGTGATGGACAATAACGACCCTCCACCACGCATTTACCTTTCTGGCGGACTTCCGAAAAGCAGCAGTCGGCGAATTATCCCTGATTGGAATTATTTAACCGGAACACGTGGAAACTAAATGGCGCAATTTGGGTTTTGCAGCGCGAGCTATACATCCGAGAGCGTCCTCGCCGACTGCCAGATTTGCCGAAACTGGTATCTGGAATCGGTTGAGTCGGGGATGGGGAAATCGGCCTATGTGCTCTATCGCACGCCGGGGCTTGCTACCTTCGCCACGCTTCCGGGGCGCTCAGTGCGCGGTACATTCGCTATCAATGGCCGGATGTTTGCCGTTGTAGGAACGACGCTGTACGAGGTGATGGCCGATGGAACCTATACGGCTATCGGATTGAATCTTCCTGACGACCTCAGCATGGCCTCGCTGGCAGCAAGCCAGATTCAATTGCTAGTTGCGAGCGGCGGAAATATCTATGTGTTCTATCTTCAGAACGTGACGCTAAACGGCGTAACGGTGCCAGCGGGAACCTTTCAGCAAGTCTCACAGAGCAACGGGACTGGCCCAGTTGGGCCGATCTCACAAGTTACTTATGCTGACGGTGAGTTCCTCGCGCTGTTGAGCGGGACAAATAAGTTCCAGATGTCGAACCCAAATGATGCTACGACTTGGAGCGATTTGTATGTGTTTGAGGTTTCGGAGTTTCCAGAGAACCTGGTAGGAATGATTCAGGGATTCCGTGAGCCGTTCTTCCTTGGCGGCGGCCATTCGGCCTTCTATTACAACTCTGGCGACGTGAATAACCCTTGGCAGCCGGTATCCGGCGGGTTCATGGAGCAGGGTTGTGCGGCACAGTGGAGTCCCGCGAAGCTCGATAACAGCTTCTTTTGGTTGGGGCAGGATGACCGCGGGCAGGCGATGGTGTGGAGAGCTAACGGATACCTCCCTGTCAGGGTGAGCAATCACGCTATCGAGAACGAGTTCAATGGCTACTCGACTGTAGCTGACGCTATTGGTTACACCTATCAGGAGAACGGGCATAGCTTCTATGTGCTGAACTTCCCAACCGCTGGCAAGACGTGGGTTTACGACGTAGCTACTGGTTTGTGGCATGACCGCGCGCGGCGGAACGGTAATGATTTTGAGATGTGGCACGGCATTACGCATTCTTTCGCGTTTGGGAAACACCTTGTAGGCGATTGGAATTCTGGAAAAATCTATCAGCAGAGCATATCCATTCTGACGGATAACGGTGCGAACATTCGACGGCAACGCCGCGCGCCGCATATCTCCAGCGAGCAAGCGTGGATTCGCCATGCAGAAATGCAGGTTGATGCGGAAGTCGGTATTGGTCCGATTCCGGCGCTCCCGGGACAGGGTGCGGGCCCGACGCAGTTGCAGTTGGCCGATGTGAGCGGAAATGCTTGGCAATTGACAATCGACGATGCGAGCGTGATTCAGTATGCAGAGCTTGCTGGTGGAGCGCAGTTTCCGCCGATCGTCAACGATGGCCAGAACGCTGGAGTGACGTGGCAATTCGGTGTTGGTCCCGGCCCGGTACTTCAGATCACGCAGGTTGCTTACGATTCTTCCGCGCCCCAGCTATTCCAGATGGCCACGAGCGGAACGCAGTTGCAGACCGGGCTGGCGGTGCTCAATGGAGTAATCACCATCATTCCGGCCACGGCGGGGCAGCGTGACCCGAAGATGATGTTGCGCTGGTCAGATGACGGCGGCAAGACGTGGAGCAGCGAGCACTGGGTTTCAGCGGGCAAAGCGGGAACCTATAAAACGCGCTGTATATGGCGTCGGCTCGGAAGGTCTAGGGATCGCGTGTATGAAGTGACGGTTGACGATCCTATCGCATGGACAATCATCAACGCTTATCTCAGAGCTGCTCCGGGATTTGACCCGCAGCAGCGACTGAACAAGAGACTGGCTCAGATCGCATGATTCCTAATCCTCCATATCGAGCGCCCCACAGCAATGATGCCGGAACGGTAAGTTCTGAGTGGCAGAGGTTCTATTCTCCGCTCACGTCAGCCGTCAACGCAGCGCCTCAGATTGTGACCGCGCCAGCAAGTGCGGCGGCGGGCGGTACTCCCGGCCAGCTTGCCTATGATTCCAATTACCTTTACGTCTGCACAGATAAGAACACCTGGGCGAGATACGCAAAGGGGCAATGGTGAGCATTCGACAGATACCCTACGCCTCTATTCTGGAAGCTGGCGACCTGCTTGCGGAGTACGCTGCGGAGTGTTCTATACCTGAGATTGGCGAGGCATCTCCCCAGTCCGTTATGTACGCCATGATGGAAAGTTCGGGGATGTTTCATACATTCGGCGCGTTTCACGGTGATGAACTGGTTGGCTTTGCGGCGGAACTGACGTACGTTCTTCCGCACTACGGCAAGAAGATTGCTACCGTGGAAAGCCTATTTGTGGCCAAGAAACACCGAACCGGAAACACTGGACTTGATTTAATGTCGGCAATTGAGAAGTTCGCCAAGTCGAAGGAATGCGTAGCGATACTGTACAGCGCACCGACCGGAAGCCAATTGGAAAAACTGCTGTCCTTGCTGAAGCCATACCGGCGCACTAATAGCGTGTTTTGCAGGCATATCCAATGAGTGAAGAACTATTGGTTCAAGGCAACACGCTTCCCTCTGCACCGCCTGACGTAATCGAGAAAATCAAGTCGCTAGAGGCCAGGGTTAGACCTCACGAGCACACGCTTCAAGTGCAGATGGAACACGTCTTGCATGCTGGGATGTATTCCAGAACGTGCCGCCTAGCTGCGGGGATGCTGATCACTAGCGTACTAATCAAGATCCCGACGATGCTGGTGGTAAATGGTCGGTGCTGTGTTTTCGCGGGCGACAAGTGGTATTCGCTGGAGGGGTATCAGGTGATGCCAGCGAGCGCGGGGCGAAAGCAGGTCTATGTGACCATTGGCCCAACTGAAATCACTATGATTTTTCCATCTAACGCAAAGACAGTGGAAGAAGCGGAAGCGCAATTCACTGACGAAATGGATCAATTGCTAACAAGTCGGCGCGACGGAAACGACCTGATCACGGTCACTGGAGTATAGCGTATGTCTGGAATCGCAACAGGAACCGCGTTGCTGGTTGGGGCGGCCGTGAGCGCGGCTGGCGGAGTTGCCGGCGGAATGATCAGTGCCAACGCTGCCGGTAAGGCGGCACAGACGCAAGCGAATGCCGCGGATTACGCTGCGAACCTTCAGGCACAGACCGCAAACACGAATCTCCAGTATCAAGGCAACCTATCAAACGCCGAGATCGCCAACCAGCAGCCATGGTATCAGTCTGGCGAGGGCGCGCTGTCAGATTTGGACTACGGCCTTGGTATCTCTCCCGGAGCCGCTGCGCAGGGCGTCAATGTCCCACAGATGAATCTTCCAGGTGGTGCAGGAAGTCCGTTTGGTACAAATGGACAATCTTCGACAGGGGGAACAAGTGGTACCGGGTTGACTCCGAACGCAGCCAGCGGGAGCGGAATCACGCCGAGTCCGGGAAACACTGGATTGGGGCAGGGCCAATTAGAGCAGGGGTGGAATCAGACATTCCAAGCACCCACGGGCGTAACGGAAGCGAACGATCCCGGCTATCAGTTCCGTCTTCAGCAAGGCGCTAAGGCATTGAATCTTGGCGCGGCGGCCAGCGGAAACCTTCTCACTGGCGGGACAGCAAATGCGCTTCAGCAGTACGGACAGAACTTTGGGTCAAATGAATACCAGAACGTCTACAACCGCGCGCTTGAGGGATACGGAACAAACTTCAACACCTTTGAGGCAAACCAGGCGAACCAGTACAACCGCCTTGCATCAGTGGCCGGAGTTGGGCAGACGGCGGCGAACACGATCAATAACGGACTGGCGAACAGCGGGCAGCAGGTTGGTTCCACACTGAGCAATGCCGCTACGCAGATCGGACAGCAAGGCAACAATGCAGCAGCGGCGATGGCGAGCGGCTATGTCGGGTCTGCAAACGCCTACGGTGGCGCGCTGAATAATCTTGGAAACCAAGCCAGTCAGTACGCGATGCTCCAGAGCCTAACGAAGACGAACAACCCTAATCCGTACAATAATCCAAATAGCCCGCTGTATGGCATGGGCGGACTGAATGACAGCGGCGCAATGAACGGAGGGTAATAAATTGGCATCAATTCCTTTACCATCTTTAGATATCAAGCCTCCAGTTCAGCAGGAAGGCCCGCTCGACCAGTACGCACGTTTGATGCAGATCCAAAACTCCCAACAGCAGCAACAGGTGGGGGCGCAACAATTACAGAGTGGGGCACTTGACCTCCAGCAAAAACAGTTGCAAGCGAAAGCTATGCAAACATTGCAGCAGATCAGCCCAAACCATGTCACAAAAGACTCCGATGGTCGCCCCACCGGATATGACTACAACGGGCTATACAGTGAGGCTGTGTCGAAGGGTGTTCCACCGCAACTGCTTACGCCGCTTCAGACTCAGCAGAAAACCGCCGCCGATACGCTACTTGCTCAGTCTAATGCAAAGAAAGTAACGCTTGAGAACATGGCTTCGATTAACAAACAGGCGTATGAGCAACTTGAGGGAGTCAAGGGGATTACTGACCCCAACGCGCGCCAGCAAACATGGCAACAGTCATTAGCGTGGTCGCAGCAGAACGGACTCGACACTTCACAGTTCCCGCAGCAGGTTCCAGACAATGACACCCTGTCGCGGTTTGAAGTCCCTCTCGGAATGCACGCACAGGCACTAGCTGACGCGAAGACGCAAGCAGAGACGGGCTATAACACTCAGCGCGCGAATGAGTTGGGTGCGAGCGCACAACAGAAGGCGCTTCAGACTACGGCTGCCCAGCTCGCTATGTCGCAGAACCAAGATGATTACCAGTCGAAGCTAGACCAGTTGCCACACGGCTTGGCCAAGAGCTTCCCGGCGCAATTCGACAAACGAACCGTGCAGAACGTGGGGATGACGCCGGATCAGCAAGTTGTATCAGCCCAAGGGGATCAGCGTGTAAATACAGAGCGTCAACAGCTTGCCGTTGCTCAAGGACATCTAGCCCTAGATCGCAGCCGCAACGATGCTCTAACTGGTGGGGCGCTTCCCGTCGCAATGCAGCCGATGGTTGACGAAATAGGGACAGGGAAAATGCCACTGGCGAGACTTGATTATCTCGCTGCCAAAAATCCAGCATTGCTCTCAGCGGTCGCGCAGCAATATCCCGATTTTGACGGCTCCAAAGTGAAAAGCTACACCGCTGCATATCGTGACTTCACTGGAGCCGGGAAATATGGAAATCAATTGAATGCTGGCTCTACTGCGCTCCGTCATTTAGATCAACTTAACACAATCAACAACGAAAACCCCGTGGCCGTGCATAATCCTACGACTGCCGCTTATAAGGCGTACAACAACCTGCTAGACACCGTGGCTGATGAGTTGGGTACGTTCTACGGAGAACCGAAAACGAATGAAGTCATAGCGTCCAAGAAGGCTACGCTCGGTGGAGTTTTGAATCGTGGTGCTGCGATAAAAGAGCAGGCGCAGGCGATGGGAGTTAAGTTTGACGAATTACAGAATACATGGGATAACGCTGCTCCCAGCCAGAGTTACCGGACGCCAATGCCGGGATACTCGCAGGCCTCCATGGGCGCACGAGCACGTCTTGACCCCGAATATGCAGCCAAGGTGCAGCAACAGTCCAGCACTCCCCAGGGCGCAAGCCAGCAGCCGAACGCGGGCGGAGCAGTACCTCGTGCCATTGGACCAAACGGGCATGAAATCATCGTAAATAACGGGCGATGGGTTGATGCAAAGACCGGACAGGCGGTGCAGTAATGGCCACACCCCCGCTCCCCAATGGTTACACGCTCGTCCAGCAGTCGCCCTCTATTCCCCCTTTGCCCGCTGGATACAAGTTGGATAGCGCTACTAGCTCGCAGCCACAGGCGGGCGATCCCTACACCAATCCCGGAACGAAGCCGACTCCCGATTCATCGTGGATGTTTAACGAAGACGGAAAGGGCCGATGGATTCAGGCATCAGACCGCAAAGAAGCCGCGAACCTAGGCTGGAGAGATCAAGCGCCAACGCAATTGGAGCAGTCGCAAAACCAGCCGAAAACATCGATTGGTACGATGGTAAACAATGCCGCCGAAAAGGTCGCGAGTATTCCGGGAGCGATGTATCAACAGGCGGGCGTGATGCAGTCGATGCTAAGCCCGTTCTCGAATGCTACAGATAGAGGGGCGGCGATGGGCGAGCTTGCCGCGCCTGGAGTTCAATCCAATGCGGAAGCCCGTCAGCGTGGAGCTGGTCCGATTGAGACGGCGGCCAGCACGGTAGCACCGTATATCGGAACGGACCCCACGCAACTAGCAAATGCGGCACAGCGTGGCGACGTTGTAGGAATGGCTGACGCGACTTCTGGAACGTGGGCTCCTATGCTGGCGGGAAAGCTGGTTGGAGAGACGGCCAAGGTGATACCGGATATACCAAAGGGCGTAGCGGTAGATGCAGCTAATACGGTCAAAGGGGCAATCTCTGATGCCGTGACGAACGCGCGTCCGAGCGGAGCACAGGCAGCGGTAATGCCCGAAGTGGCAAACATGCCGCCAAAGGCCGTACTCGGTGCAGAGAACATCTTCCGCGCATCGGCTCCGGTCGGCAGTGACCCTCAGTTCCGGGCTAACCTTTACGCTTCGGCAGGAGACTTGGCCGAGATCGGACGCGACATAAACCTGTCTGAAGCAAAGGGCGGAGTCATCAACCCAGACATGCGCGTCCGGGCAACGGTAAACGCTATCAACGATCACCTCCACGACATGTATGCGGAAGAGCGTGCGCCGCAGATTGCTCGCAACTCGGATGCCGCAGTGGTGCCGAAGTTAGGCGCAGATGCTCAGGTCGGACTTTCGTATCTCTCTAAGAATGCAGGACTGGCGGCAGATAGAGCACTTGCCACCAAAGCCCTTACTGGAGAGCCGTTGACCTTACAGGAAGTGGACAGCCTAGCGCGGGCGACGAATCGAGAACTTGCACCATTGCGCGGGATGACTCCGCAGGAATTGGCAGTATCGGAGGGGAATAGCAAGCGCATGGGTTCTCTTCAGGGATTGGACCGCAATCTGTCCGATTCAATCGCGCAAGAGTTGAGTAATCGAGGCGAAGCGGGAATCAAGGGCTATGAACGCCGCTACGCTGGACTAAGTTCAATCCGTGACCAGCTACAGGCTAGAATGAACGCCGTCGAACTTAATCAACCCGGCGTCGTTAAGGCAGTTCTGAAGCCGGTCATATCGGCCATCACAGGGGGCAAAAGTGGAATAGCCTCTGCGAGCCAAGCAGCCGTGGCGGACGTGAATATCGGTAAGATGTTGCAAAACGGGTTCCAGAGTTTAGCCGATAGCGGAATCAAGGCAACGCGGGAAGTCGGAACCGGCGCACCCCCAATTAAGGGATTGCTGCCGGCGGCTCAGATTCAGTTACCGTCTTCGCTTGAGGGTGTACCGACCGGAACGCAACCGCCGCCTACAAATTACACAACCGCGCCACAGCGACTTGGGAGGCTATTGCCAGAACAGGCGGGCGCAAGCCACCCGATTCCTCTTCCATCGTCGTTAGAGGGTGTACCGACCGGAACGCAGAACCCTCCGACGAACTACACTACGACTCCGCTGCGTAAGGGATTGCTGCTTCCTGAGCAAGCTGGTGGCCGAGACCTAACCCCGGCAGAGGTTGGGAAACTGCCGATGCAGGATGCGATTGAATATATGCGGAAGCAGTATCTAAGAAAGCGGTCGGGCGGTTAGCGGAGTAGGTATTCATCGACCCATTCAACAATCCAGCTGATTGCGATCAAAAATACGAACGCGAGGATGATTCCTCCAGCAACGGTTAGCATAATGGCCAAAGTATAGCACACAAAGGATTCTCAAATGCGCAAACTCTGCGTTATCGTATTCGTCTGTCTCATGGTAGCCTTCGCGGTTGGGCAGGCGAACTACACCCTAAGTCCGCAACCGAAGCTCAATTTTGTAGATGGCAACGGAAATGCACTGGCTTACGGGTTCATTTGCACCTTTGCGAGCGGGACGTCTACGCCATTAGCGACGTACACCAGCGCATCGGGCGGCACGGTAAACCCGGTCTGCGTGCCACTGGACGGCGGCGGCCGGGCGACGATCTTCCTTGGGAACTCAGCATACAAGTTCGTTGCAGAGAACGCCGCTATGCTGCCACAGTGGACCGTAGACGGCATTGCTTCTGGCGGAGCACTCTTAGCCTCACCTCCGCCTATCGGAAGCACCACGGCGAACACTGGCGCGTTTACGACCCTTACAGCGACGGCTATCTCCGCGAACTCGGCCACGTTTGCAACTTTGACGGCAACCAGCATCGCGGGATTGCAAAGCATGGGTGTGGTGTTCTATGCCAACGCCTATTCAGGAGCAACCGCGGATGCCAAGATTCAGGCGTGCGTCAATGCGGCGGTAGCGGCTGGCGGCGGAACCTGCGATGCCCGCGGTATCAGTTCGGCCAGCACTACTCAGGTATGGTCTACCACGGTCACGGTTACGGGCACGAGTGTGACGCTATTGCTTGGCGATTTACAGGTGACTCCAGCGGTACTTCCAGCCATCAAGGTGCTTGGTGGAGGGTTGGGGCAACAGGTTATCCGGGTGATTGGACAGGGCCCGGACTCGACTTCTGGAACGGTGTTTAACGCCCCAATGGGGCTGAATGGCGATCTAATCCAAGTCGGAGACGGCACGAGCGGCCATAATCCGGCGAATGCAGAAGTGGCTGGGCTGTACCTCAACGGCAATTCGCTTGCCAACTGCATTCACTTGAACTATGCAACCTCGGCCCACGTTTACGGCAACATGACCACGGGATGCTACAACTTCGGCATCGAAGCGCAAAATTCTACAGGTTCGATCATTGGACCGTTCAACTACATCGGAACCGTGACCAACACCACTGCTTTGGGCGGAATCGTGTTGGACGCTTCCCCGCTGACGCACATTTACCACAACTCAATCTATTCTGGAACCTATGGTCTGAGATTCACAAACGGCGCCAGCAATAATGTAGTGTCGCAAGAGAACGCTTACGGCAATGCGGCGCTGAGCAATACATACGCCTTTGAGCTTCCGCTGATGGCGGCAACGCTCTACAACTTCCGATCGGAGAGTGACACGGTAACGGGAGCCACGTTAGGCTGGGCCGACATCGGGAAGCTGGTTGACGGCTCCGGCGCGAATCCGCCCAGTATGGTCACATTCAAGCATCTTGAAGTTGACGCTACCACGGCGGCAACCAGTTTGACGGCGGCGGTAAATCTCGGAATTGAAGACTCGTACATTGCTCCGTTCACCACGGCGCTGGGCGCTACGACTTCGCCCGTATCGGTTGGAATCACTACCTTGAGCCTGAAAGATAACGTCTGGGGCTCTGGTTTGCTGAACTCAGCGATCAGCAGCAGTGACCTTTCGGCAGGGCAGTTGACCGTTGGAACGATGCAATACACTCAGCCTGCTGGGACGGTACAGGTTGGCCCGCTGACTGCTTCAATCGGAGCCAATGGAGTCGGTGTTACTTGGTCATCTCCTACCACGGGAGTATCGAGTTCAACGCTATCGACAGTTTCCGTAACCAACTCAACCAGTCACGCAGAGGGAGACGTGTCTCCCGGCGCGCTGATTGGGACGGGATATTCCTTCGGCATCCCGGTAACAGCAACCATCGTCGGCATTCAGGCAACATTCAGTCGCTACTATACCGGCTTTCAGGCTTCAGATGGACAAGTTTGCATAATCAAGCAAGGCGGCGCATCGGTTTGCCAGTACGGCCACAATTCCTGGACCACGACTTCAGCAACGAGCACGATTGGTTCGCCAACGTCGCTATGGGGAGGAAGCTGGTCAGCAACAGACTTTAATGGTGTGAACTTCGGGATGTCGGTAAATCCGGTGGTTGGGACACTGCCCCCCAGTGGCTCTACAACCTTCTATCTTGGATATTTCCAAATCTCGGTTTACTACAATTCTGGCGGGACGCTGAATGTTGCAAACATCAATGTTCCTGGATTGCAGAACAACATCACTGGCCCAACTACGGCGGCGGTTCTTGCCGCAACCGTATCGGGCGGAGCAGTGACGGGGTGCTCTGTTACCTCTGGCGGAGCCGGGTATCCATCAACCCCGGCGCTGGTGATTGGAGGCAACGGAACTGGTGCGGCGGGTACGCTCACGATGAGCGGAGGCATCCTCACGGCCTGCTCGATTACGTTTGGAGGTACCGGATACACCACGGTATCAGTGGCTCCGCAAACTGGAAACTACGCTCAACTGTTTGGCGGAATGATCATACAGTGGGCGACCGGGGCAACGCTATCTCCCGGAGCGGACGGGCAGAGCCAAATAGTTCCGTTCTCTTTCACGTTCCCCCACGCTTGTTTGCAGGCGTCGGTTAGTACGCTGGTGGGCGCATCAGTCACAAACGGAAATGCGATGTTTCAGCAAGTTGGGCCGTGTGGAGTCTCAAGCGTTACCGTGGTGCAGCAAAACATGAGCACTGACTATACAGGAACGACTTACACCCCAACCGTTATCGCCATAGGCTGGTAAGGAGAGACCATGAAAAGACTGATTCTGCTTGCTTTGCTTATGTGCGCGGTTACGGCGGTCGCACAGACCTATAGCGTGCCAAACATCTACGGGACACCGACGGTTGGGAATTGCGGGTATTGGTACTCTGCCACGCAACTGGCCGATGCAGGATTCCCGTGCGGAACTTCCAGCTATGCCTCTCCCGGCCCTATCGGTGGCACCACACCAAGCACGGGGAACTTCACTACCGTCGTGGCTGGCACGGGAAACTTTACGGCGCTCACGGCGACGACGCAAGCGGCCAACTCCTCTGACAATAAGGTAGCAACCGATCAGACCGTCATCAACGCCTTTGCAACCCCACCCACAGCAGGGTATGGCAGCACCACGCCAGAACCAGTGGCGGCCACCAACGTAACCATTTCGGGGGCTTTGAATTCAGGTTCAATTCCCTCTCCCGGCCCTATCGGTGGCGCCACGCCAAGCACGGTGAACGCGACGACGGTGACAGCAACATCATTTGTTGGTCCATTAACGGGCAACGCGGCAACCGCATCTGCGGCGGCTTCCTTGGCCTCAACCCCGACGCTATGCACTGGTGGACAGGTTCCCACGGGTATCTCCGCCAGCGGCAATGCGGTTGGATGCTTTGCGACAACGGGCAGCGGCACGGTGCAGAGCGGAAGCGGATACGCGCTCCCCGTATACGGATTAGGAGCGGGAACCTCTGTTGGGCCATCGCCGGGTTTATTAAGTAACGCCAATGGTGATCTATGGATTCAGGCTTACATTAATGCAACTTCCCTCGCAAACTATTCATCACGATTGCTGTACCTAGCCGGGAATTATTGGGGCGGAGGGAATTCCGGTCAGGATTGGTGGTCGTTTCAGAACGTGTTCGGTACTGGAACAAATCCAACCGAAACCCTGACGCTCAATAGCGGCGGCGGGAACCCCGGAGTTCACTTAGTTTCGATTCCCTACCCGATTTCAACAATTCAGCTAACCGCTACTGGGAATATCATTACCTCTGGAGGTTATCTCGAAACGGATACCGGAGTTTTCCCTGTTGTGGCTGGGTCAGGAACGATTGGTTCCCTAGGTTCACCGTTCTCGGCTGTCTACGTCGGCGGGGCTTCGACGAACAATATCAAGATTACGGGGACGGCGACTGCCTCGCGCCAAGCTACCTTGCCAGACGGTGCTAGTGGAACGGTGTTGGTTGGTGCAATAACGCTTACGATGGAGA